TGCTGTTACTGTTACAGATGCTATCAATGCGTTGCGTTTCAATTTTAGTAACTCAGCAACCTTTACACAAACAGGAAGTATATTAATATATGGAGAATAATATTAAAAGTGCTGTCTTTGATGCAGCTACTGGTGAGTTTACTATTGTTGAACACACAGTAACATTAGACTTAAATGAGCTTGCTCAAGATATTAGAGAAGAGCGTAATAGATTATTAAAAGAATCTGATTGGACTCAAGTTCTTGATGCTCCTGTGGATAGACAGGCATGGGCAACATACAGGCAAATGTTAAGGGATATTACAAAACAACAAGAATTTCCTTTAAATATTATTTTTCCAACAAAACCATAATAATGTTTCAGACAGCTTTTCAAGCCAATGCTTTTCAAAACAATGCCTTTCAGATTGCTGTTGGGCCAAGTTCTACTGTTGGCGGTGATGATGCAAGTTGGACTAAGGAAGAATTAAAGAGAATACAAAGGATTCAGCAAAAGATAGCTGAACGCCAACGCAAATTAGAGCAAGCAACAAAAGAAGCTAACGCATCACGCAAACAGGCATTTAAAGATCAAATTGATCCTGTTGCAAAAGTTAAGCAATCTAAAGTACAATCTAAACAAGAGGTTAAAGCTGATATACCGTTAGCTGAAACAGAAGATTTACAACGGTCTATAAGCTACCTTGAACGACAACGGGATAACATCCTTCAGGCGGTGGCTTACAGAAACCAGCAATATCTCATTCAAGAGCAGTTGCGAGTATTAGAAGCCAAACGCCAAGAGGAACTTGACGATGAGGCTGCACTATTACTACTAATTTAAACCCACACGCACAATATAAGTTAGCCTACGATAACCTACACGCTGGCAGATATGCTGCTGGATTTAGGCTATTTGAATACCGTTGGCATAAGGATATATTAGCTAATCAAACTATCCCTTATTCAAGATCACCTGTAGCCCCTAAAACATGGTGCGGTGAATCACTTTTAGGCAAAACCATTGTTGTGCAAATGGAACAAGGCTTTGGCGACATATTTATGTACGCTAGATTCTTGCCAGCTTTAAAAGTAATGGGTGCTAAAAAGTTAGTAGTCTTATGCGTACCAAATTTATTTGGTGTTTTAGGTCAAATGGAATGTATTGACCAACTAACTAATTTGACAGAAGAAGGCCCAGCACACGAATGTGACTATTGGATTGGTTCTATGTCATTACCGTATTACATAGATTGTGCAATGCCCTATGTAAAAGCCTTATTTCCCATTACAAATACCAAAGTCGTTGGTTCTGAAGGCTATTTTGAAGCAGAACCTAGTAATATCCCTAAGAAAATAGGTGTAAATTGGTCAGCATCTAAGGGTACATTGCATTGGATTAAGTCTATTTCTGCTGAACACATGAATGAATTGGTGGGAAATGATGCTTATTCTCTAAACCCTGAAACAGATGGCAATTTCTACCCCTTACCTAACGATGGGTGGAAGAAAGATTGGTCAATTACTGCTAAACACATGAAAGCTATGAAGGGCGTGGTTACTGTAGACACAGGAACGGCTCATTTAGCTGGTGCTTTGGGTGTTAAATGCGTGGTTTTGCTACCTAAAGAAGAATTTGTATGTTGGCGGTGGAAAAATGCCCGTTGGTATGACAGCGTTTGCCTACTTAGACCCCACGAATACGATCAATTACCTGAAATTATAAGGAGAATGTAATGGCATTGGTTAAAATAACCGTCACTTGCCCTTGTTGCAAGGCTACTAAAGAAGAATTTGACGAATCTAAATATGATGACAAAGAAAAGTATCTTTCTTATTGGAATATACCGTTTGATAGTCCTGAAGGTGAAGAAGCGTGGAAACAAAAACAGTCAATGACACCACAGGAAGCCCCAATGGTTGTATCTGACATTGAAGGCCACATTAGTATGGCTGACGGCACATGGGTATCAAGTCGATCTAAGCATCGGGAGAACCTAAAGCGTAATGGTTGCATAGAATTAGGCAATGATGTGCCAACACAGCAAAAAACACACGAATTCAGCCGTAAAGAGCAAGAAGCCCGTAAGCGTGAAATTGCGGAAATTACCTATTCCAAACTAAATTACAGATAAGGATTCATCATGTCAGAAGAATTAGACCGTAGAGAGATGTTAGAAGCAGCCCTTGAACAAGCCGAAGAAGGCACACTTGAAACCCCTATTGAAAAGGAAATAGAAACAAATGACGATCCAATCCAAGCCGAAAACGCCAGCCAAGAAAGTAGTAAAGAAGAAACCAATAGCAACCGTGACGAAAAAGGTCGATTCACTTCCAGCAAAGAGGAATCCGATGCCGAAGCCGACCAAAGTGCAGAACCTGAACTGGCTAATGAGGCTAGTAATGCTAATGAAGAAGAAATAAAACGCCCTACTACTTGGAAAAAAGAGTATGTAGATGTATGGAACAAGATGCAAGACGGCAAACCGTTAGATAAGGCAGAGTTTGTTAAGTTTGCTGAATACGCTAACCAAAGAGAAGCAGAATACAAAAAGGGCGTATCTGCTTACAAGGCAGAAGCTGACAACGCTAGACAATTAACCGAGGCTATTGGGCAATTTACACCTGAATTACAAAAACACGGTATTCACCCAGTAGCTTGGATTAATAATCTAGGTAGAGCACATTACACCTTGGCTAATGGTAGCTATGAGCAGAAAATACAAGCGTTTAATAGACTTGCACAAGATTATGGAATACAATTAAATTCAGATAGCTTACAAATGCCTGAAAAGGCGTATGTAGACCCGTATCAACAACAGTTAATGCAACAACTTCAAGCTACACAGCAACAAGTTCAGCAACTGTCAGCGATTAGGGAGCAAGAAGAAAATGCTCGATTGACCAATGAAATCAGTCGGGTAAGTAGCAACAAAGAGCGGTTTCCGCACTTTGAAATGGTACGGGAAGATATGGCTCAATTACTTGAGCGAGGTTTAGCCCAAGACCTAGAATCGGCTTATGCCAAAGCGGTGCGTATGAATGATGAAGCGTACAAGCTAGAGCAGGATAAACTCCTGAGATCAGCGAATACCCAAGCATCTAAGGCACAGCAAGTAGCTAAAGCTAAAGCAACTGCTGTTAGTCCACGATCCGTTACACCTAGCGGTCAAGTGAAAAGCACAGATGCAAAGGATAGACGATCCTTGTTGATGGCCAATTTGGCTGATGCAGAGGGTGGTCGGGTTTAACTTAATTTAATAAAGGAAATATCATGGCTTTTGCTAACTCAGCAATTACCGATATTATCGCTACCACCATTCAAAGTCGTAGCGGAGTATTGGCAGATAACTTAACACAAAACAACGCAATCCTACAAAGATTGAACTCTAAGGGCAATGTACGCCCATTCTCAGGTGGTAATGTGATTTTGGAAGAAATCATGTACAACGACCCAGCAACTAATAACGCAAATTCATATAGCGGATATGAAGTGTTGAACATCACTCCTGATAGCCCTATTTCTGCGGCTCAATTCTCTATTACTCAGTACGCAGATAGCGTAACAATGAGTGGTTTAGAAATGTTACAAAACTCAAGCAAAGAAGCAATCATCGACTTGTTAGATGGTCGTATGCAAGTTTCTGAAGCTCGTCTTTTGAACCGTATTTCAGGTGACTTATACGGTGACGGTACTGGTAACGGTGGTAAGAACATTACTGGTTTAGCTGCTGCAATTAGCACTTCTCCTTCAACTGGTACATATGGTGGTATTAACCGTGCAAACTGGGAATTTTGGAGAAACCAAGCAACTACTGGTGCTGATTCTGCTGTATTGATTCAAGCTGCTATGACAACTGCTGCAATCAAATCTGTTCGTGGATCAGACAAGACAGACTTGATTATTGCTGGTAACACTTTGTATCAACGCTATGTTGCATCACTTCAAGCTATTCAGCGTATCGCTGGTGTTGAAGAAGGTGCGGCTGGTTTTGCATCATTGAAGTTCTATGGTGGTGGTATGTCAGCAGACGTAGTATTAGGTGGTGGTATTGGTGCTCAAGAGAACGCATTGTATATGTATCTATTGAACACAGATTACATCTTCTTCCGCCCACACAAAGAGCGTAACTTTGTACCTATCGGTGGTGAGCGTCAGTCAATTAACCAAGATGCAATCGTTAAGTTATACGGTTGGGCTGGTAACTTGACTTGTTCTAACGCTTCACTCCAAGGTATCTTGACTGGTGCTTAATCAACTGACTATTTAAAGGAAATATCATGTCATATAACATTACCCCAACCTCAGGTATTAATTTGGATGATGTAGTCCAAACTAACCCTAACTCTGCTGGTACTGGCATCCCTGTTAACGGCCCACTTGGTTCACAAGTGTTTGGTTCAGACGGTTTGCGTTATGTACTAGGAGTTGCTGGTGCAGCTATTACAGCTTCTACAGCAACTTGCTCTATCAATGCTTCAACATTTGTTGTTACTGCTTCTGCTGGTACTTATCTAAGCCCAGCCGTTGCCGTAGCTTCAGGTGACTATGCTTGGTTCTCAAAAGCTGGTGTTTAATCGCAGTATGTAGTAAAACGGGGGGTCGGCTCAAAAGGCTGATCCCTTTTTTCTTTAAACTTTACCTAACTACTTAGGAGATTTAAAAATGGCTTTACCTTCAGACACTCAAGGAGCAGATTCACGCTTACAAGTACGCTTTTATAAGAAATCCGTACAACAAGAGCAAGAATCAATAGATGCTGGCAGACCAATCTACAAAGACTTTGATTTTGTTCAGATTTGCGTTGCTGGCGATACATTAACCGAAATTGATACCTACGCTTTACAAAACCATAAGCAACGCTTTCCTATGCAATGGGCTAACTATATGAATAGGCAAGGTGCTAATGATGTAGAAGTAGTAGGAACGCCTATATCAGAATGGCCATTAGTATCCAAAAGCCAAGCTGAAGAACTACGGGCTATTAAGTTTCAAACGGTAGAATCTATTGCAGGTGCTTCAGATCAACAGTTACAGCGTATGGGTATGATGGCTGGTATGTCACCTTATGCGTTCCGTGACAAGGCAAAGGCATTTTTAAATCTAGCAACTTCAGCAGCAGAAACTGACAAGCGTGAGCAAGAAATTAACGCTTTGAAAGAAGAACTTGCCAAAAAAGACCTAGAAAATGCTAAAATAAAGCAAGAAACAGATGCGAAGCTGGCTTTAATGCAAGATCAAATGGCCACTATACTTGCTGCTGTAGGTGAAAAAAAACCCCGTAAATCGAAAGCGGTAGCCACAGAGGAAGCCTAATATGTCATCAACAATGCTTGAACTTGTACAGCAAACAACTGCTGAACTTAACTTAGCCGTACCTTCTTATGTAGAAGGTAACACTAGCCAAGATGTGCAACAGATTCTTGCGTTAATGAACCGTGCAGGGTATGACCTAATTAAAGAATACAATTGGCAAGCATTGGAGTTGGAGTATCGTTTCTATACAAATGCAATAACCACTACCTGCGATACTGTAAATGGGACTTATAACTTATTAAATGTGGCTAACACAGCAGGTTTAGATAATAATTACAGTATTGTAGGTACGGCAATTCCTCAAGATACTTATGTGGAATCTGTCAACGGAACAACGGTAGTTGCTAGTCAGTTAGCTTCTGCAACCAGCATTGGTGGTACAGTCACTTTCAGTCAGACCAAGTATCCATTACCACCTGACTACGAAACCATTACAGATAATACCCATTGGGATAAAACTAAACATTGGCAGATGCTTGGGCCAGTAGATGCACAACAATGGCAATGGCTAAAATCAGGCTATATCTCAACAGGGCCAAGGGTTCGTTGGAGATTATTAGGTAATCAGTTTGAGATTTGGCCACCTTACAACACTTTAGAATATTTAGGTTTTGAGTACCGTTCTAAGGGTTGGGCAAGAAATGCTGCTAATGAAGTCAAGAATAGCTTTACTAAAGACACAGATACATCAGTATTAGACGATGCAATCATTGTTTTATTAACAAAGCTCAAATACTTCCAAATTAAGTCGTTTGATACTACTGCATTGCAACAAGATTATACACGCTACTTGAATGTAGCTAAGGCTAACGACAAGGGTTCAGCTACATTATCATTCGCTCCACAACCTAGTGCTGTATTGATTGGATGGGCTAATATTCCTGATACTGGCTACGGTAGTTAATCATGCCTAGAGCTAAACAAAGAACTGCGGTAACAGCCAGTATCGCTGCTCCTATTGGTGGGTGGAACGCTAGAGATTCTATTGCGGAAATGAACCCATTGGATGCGGTTGAGCTAATTAACTGGTTTCCAACACCTTCAGATTTAACGCTACGCAAGGGTTATTCTAAGTTTTCTACAGGCATGACAGGTCAAGTTAATACTGTTATGAACTACGCAAGTCCTACCACGCAGAAACTTTTTGCTGCGGTTGGTTCTAAGATATATGATGCTTCAGCAAGTACAGCAGTTGAAGTTTTATCAGGACAAACCAACGATAAATGGCAAACAGTCAATATTTCAACGGCTGGTGGTAACTTTTTAGTAGCTTGTAACGGTGCTGATCCTGTTACGGTTTATAACGGTACATATTGGTTTAGCGTTGCTACGACTTCAACG